CGCCGAGCGTGAAAACGTTCTCATCCGTCTTTTCGGACGGCTGCGGGTTCGCGTCCGAGAACCCGCCCGGGATCAGGAAACCCTGGCGCGGGTCGCCGCCGGGGTTGATCGCGTGCATGATCTCGCCCTTCTTGCGCGGCACCCAACTCTTGAAAGCTCCGCCCGATTCCGGGTGCGGATACCAGGGACTGAGCACCGGCTTCCCGTCCGCATCCTCGCCGAACTTGAGCCGGTAGCCCTTCTTGCCATCGACCTCTTCGACCGTGCCGGTCCGATGCAGGTTGGCGATGACGTGCTTCTGCTCGGCGAGGTCGTGCCGGAGTTCCAACACGACCCGGAGCAGATCTTCGAAGTCGCTCACGGGAGCGGGTTTGCGACCACGGTGCGAGACCGGCCGTTCGTCACGACTGTGAGCTCGTCGGCTGCAAAGACACGCTCGATGTCGCCGATCGGGCCGTGCGCGACAGCGATCCGGGCCGCCTTTGTCATCCCGAGATCGGCTTGCATGCGGCGCCACTCGGGCAGTTGCTCGCCGATCATCATTCCCTCGACCATGTCGGCTTGATCCGCGAGCACGGGATCGTCCCGCATCGCCGTGAGAAAGGCTGCCCAGACCCCGGTCGGCACAGCGCCAAACTCGGGCTCCTCGATGGTGTCCGTCGTGATCAGGTATTGCCGCGCCGCGAACCGAATGCCCTCTGCCGACGCGCCTCGCTTCACCTCGACCTTCTTCGGTCGGCACGCGATTTCGCGAAGGAGGTCGGCCCAGGTCCCGCCGACCTGAACGGCCCGGAAGACCTGACGGCCGATCATGTTGAGCGAGGTCTCAAGCCCCTCGTCCGTGTGGGGGATCGAAAGCTGTTCGCCGCCGCCTTCGGCTGGGGGCACTTCGACAAGGCCGCCGACCGCGATCTCAATGACAATCGTCATTTCACGCTCGGCGTCAGACAACGCCCAGCCCTTTGGTGTCAGCGCCTCGTCGTCGGTTGAGATGACAAGGAAGGGCTTCGGGTCGCCCTGGACCATCTCGTCGAGCGACTCGACCGCGGAATCATAGACGCGGGGCCCGGCTAGGGTCTCGTTCACGAGCGCGCGCCAAAGGCACGTGCGGATCGCGTAGGCGACGATGCTCATGTCGGCACGAGCCCGATGTCGAGGTTGCCTCCGTCATGGCCCCCGACGCTCGCGATCGAGTAGGTCGGCTCGCCGGGTCGCTCGATCAGCACGAGCCTGTCGCCGCCGCGCGGGCGGAAGCCGAGCCGAGCAACAGCCTCGGCCGACAGCTTGAGGGTCGGTGTAACGCTCGCCAGCCTGGTCATGCCCTGCAACCGGGTGCCCTCGCGCGAGCCCTCCAGGTCGGCTGTTCCGGGCTTTGCCTGGAATCGCCCGACCGTCTCACCGATCGCGCGCTCGGGGTCCGGGTGGGGCACCCCGCGACCGACCGGCACGATGTACGGCTCGATTCTCACCTGCTCGCCGAACGCGGCCTCCATGTCGGCGACGGCGTCGGCCCACAGGAGATCGAACGCAGTCACGTCAGGCGGACTTGCCGGCCTCGGCCGCGGGCTTGGTGCCCGGCGAGGGCGACTGCGCGGCCGGCTGGTCCGGGCCGCGCTCGGAGTGCTCGCTCTCGGCGACCTCGTCGGCGATCTCGTACTTGCCGGTCTGGAGCGCCGCCTGGGCCTGATCCCAGTCCATGGCCGTGGGCTCGGCGTTCTTCTTGCCTTTCTCGCGAAGCAACATGCGCTGTCTCCTACGCGGTCGCCATGGGCGCTCGCGTCAAGCGGTGAGGGGTAGAGCCGGACTGACCGCCCGGCCGCAGGATCAGTTGCTGGAGTGGCCGCGGACCAGGAGCGCAGGGCGCTTCACGAGCGGCAGCGGGTTCGACTCGGTGTGCATGTCCATGCCCTTGCCGAATTTCATCGGCTCCAGCGGAGCCACGAACACCTCGGCCTCGGCCGCGACGTCGGGCGCGACGTTCACGGCGTCGATGAAGTCGGGCGGGGCCCAGTAGTTCGTGAAGGTCTCGGTCGTGCCGACGGGGAAGAAGCGCACATCGCCATCCGGGATGAAGCGCTGCACGGTCGTGGTCTTGTCCTCGTTCAGCTTGGTCGCGCTTCCCCGATACTCCTCGAACGTGATGTTCTGAAACGTGAAGCCCTTGCGGACATCGTTCCGGAGCGGGTTGTTCTCAGTGATAGAGACGTAGAACTGGTAGGCCTCCTTCACCTCCTTGTGGGCGATGAACTTGGCGAACCAAGATGGCGAGGCGAGCGCGTGGACGCCCGTCATGGTGTCGCCCATGAGGTTGTCCTCGATGTGCCCGGACACCTCGTGGCACTTGCCGGCGATGTTCGTCGCGGCCGTGCCGAGCACGAAGTCGACGACCTTCTCGGGCACGCCGAAGTCCGTGAAATAGTTGATCAGCACGGTCCCGTCGTAGTCGAGTAGCGTGCCGCGCAGCGCAGTCAGGCGCATGTGCTCCAGAGTAATCGCGTGCTTGCGACGCGCTCGGGTCAGCTTGCGGTTAACCTCGCCGAGAACCGTCTCGAGCCCGGCGTTCGGCGCGCGCGCGACCAAGTTCTGGACATCGGTCGCGAGCACGCTGTCGTCATGCGGGATATGCGGCACGACGAAGGCCTTGGCGGCGCGGCGCTCGGGCGTGCCAAGGCTTGCGGGCCCGCCGCGGGGGCGCGTCGGCAGCAGGTTCAGCACGCCGTTCTCAATCGACACGATCACGGTCGTGGTCGGGATCGGCTCCGGTGCGAACAGGCCGAGCGCGTTCACGCGCCCGTACGCATTCGGGACCATGTTGACGGAGGCGGTCAGCGCGACGGCGCTGAACGCGTCGCCGTTGAAGATATCGAGGATGGTGTCGGGCATGCTTCTCCCCATGAGAAAAGCCGCCCGACGGCGGCTCTCATTCGAGCAGGTGGATGGAGGGTGGGCCGGCCGCGAGGCGGCCGGGGATCAGGCGCCTTCGCGGACCAGAATGCCGACCGCCTTGAGCTGGCCATTGGCGGCCGCGCGCTTGACGGCGTCGTTGACCGTGGCGCCATAGACGAGACCGGCATGGCTCGCGATGGCATCGCGTTCAACGATCACGGCCGGCTTGTCGGCTGAGGTGGCGTCGAGCGTGAACTTGCCGTCCGCGCCGCTGAACAGGACCGCGACGGCGATCTGCGAGCCATCCGCGCCGGACGCCGCGGCGGGGACGAATTTGCCGGTCGCGGTCACCTTGGCGAGCACCGTGCCAGTCAGCAGGACACCCGAACCAGCGGCGACGATGCCGGTCCCGCGAGAGTAGTAGCTTCCGGCTTCCGCCTTGAGCCAGTCGGCCGCACGGGCCCCTTCGTTGATGGTCGTCGGCATCGGATCAGCCCCCCTTCTTCACGGCGCCGGAGCGCTCGAGCAGACGTCTCATGTTCGCGGTTGCGGTCTGCACTCCGCCATGGTCTCCGGTCGGCGTCGGGACGTGCGAGCGCACCTCCGTCTTCTCCTGCTTGGCGACGAGGCGGTCGAAGAGCGCGGTGCGCGCCTGCTCGACCGTCTTGCCTTCGGCCAGAAAGGTATCGGCCTGGTCAGCGGGGATGCTCGCGTCCGCGCGACGCGCGAGCGCGACCATGTCCTTGATTTGGGTCGCCGCCCCAATCCGGGCATTCGCTTGGTCGAGCGTCACCCCCTCGGCGAGCAGGGTCGCGGCCATCGCAGGCACGCCGCCGTCGACACAGGCCTTGGCGATGGCCGCCGCATCGGCGCGAGACAGGCCCGTGTCGGCCGTCGGAGCGGGCGGGGTTGTGGCGGCGGAAGAGCCCCCGCCTGTGGTCTCGCTCATGTCCTCTTCTCCAGTGTCGTCAGGGATCACGTCTGCCGCGAAGGCGGCCATGGCGTCGTCGAAGGAGCCGATCGCGTCGGCGAGACCGTTCGCGGTTGCCTCGTCGGCCGAGAAGCATCCGGCCTCGGTCGCGCGCACCGCCCGCTCGCCCATCTCCCGGTTGCGGGCTACGGAGGCGACGAGGATGCCGTAGAGGTAGTCGATCCGGGTCTGGATGCGGGCGCGGACGTCGTCGGGGAGCGCTTCATAGGCGTTGCCGTCGATCTTGCGTGCGCCGGCAAAAATGAAGCTGATCTTGATGCCGGCAGCATCCATCGCAGCCGAGACGTCGATGTGCGTGCCTACGACCCCGATCGAACCGACGCCGCCGGTGCGGGACACTGTGATCGTGCTCGCGACTGAGGCGATCAGGTAAGCGGCCGAGTAGGCGCCCTCATGTGCGAAGGCTCGGACCGGCTTCGTCGCGCGTCCGGCGAACATGTGGTCGACGAGGTCGAAGCAACCCGCGACATGGCCGCCCGGGCTGTCGCAGACGAGCGCGATGCCACGGACATCCGGGTCGGCCATGCCACGGTCGAAGGCGCGCCGGATGTAGACGTAGCCGGTCGCCCAAGAACCCAGGGCGAAG